GAACCACCCGCAGAAGTCGAGGCCGAGGAGTTGGCCGAGGCTCACGCATAACCCAAAAAGGACATCCCAAAATGAGCGAAAAGCAAATAGGCATGGAGCTACAACGCACGGTCAAGGCACTAGAAAAAGCCAAGGAAACAGCCATCGAACAGATGGGGCAGGCCATCGGACTAGCCGCAGACGCCGGCGACATCCTGCTATCGGCCAGAACCGAGGGGCTAGACCTCGATGCTATCCAAGAGATCGCCCAAATAAACGGTGAGCAAGCAAGGCGATATGAGCGTGTGGCAAAGGCAAGGCCAAGCCTCCAAGCCCCTACCCCCGGTGGCCTCAAGCAGTTAGCCCTTTGGACTGGCCTGCTCCCAGACCCTATCGAGACCAGCAACCCCAAGGCCGAGCAGGCTTGGCATAGCTACATCATCAAGGCCCGCCAATGGCTAGCACGCAAGAGCATAAACCAATGGACACCAGCCCAACGCACCCAATTCGTTGAGGAGGCAAGGCCAATAGTCGAGGCATTCAAAGAGGCAGGGGGAGAGCTATGACAAAAGGGATATGCGACTTACGCAAGATTCTACACAAGGCACAAGTGCGACTTACGCAAGCAGGGTCGTTGAGTATAGGGTACTTATATAAGATAGGGTCATTAGTGCGTAGCATCAACAACTTAGAAGACTCCTATATCGCAAAAACCACCCAAAACAGGTTCCGACCGCGAATAATTTGTGGGAGTTGACCCAAGAATCTTTATGTCAAACACTTACACCACAAATCTTGCGTAACTTTTTCTAACCCTATGAAATATCCTTGTCTATTAACCAAAAAAATCTCCGAGATATCGGGGGCAAAATATAACCCAAGAAAAATTACAGATGAGGCGATGGGTCGACTGACCAAGAGCCTAGCGGAGTTCGGAAACATCCAGCCGATCACTTGGAACGCTCGAACTGGGAATGTGGTTGGAGGCCACCAGAGGCTCAAGGTCTATAAGGCAATGGGCAAAACCGAGGTCGATGTTTGGGCGGTTGATCTGGATGAGCAGAAGGAGAAGGCGGCCAACATCGCCCTCAACAAGTTGAGCGGAGAGTTCGATATGCCGATGCTCAAGGACATCCTAGAGGAAATCGATACTGGCGATCTGGATATGGAAATTACTGGGTTCGGGATGGACGAGATTGCTTTGATGATGGAGGACGCACACCCAGAAGTAACCGAGGACGAAGTACCAGAAGTTCCAGTCGATGCGGTTACCAAGCCGGGTGACTTATGGCTTCTTGGGGAACATAGGGTGCTTTGTGGAGACTCAACAAGCGATGCAGATGTATCTAGGCTAATGAATGGAGAAAAGGCAGATATGGTTTTCACCGACCCTCCATACAATATGGATTTTTCTGGCGGCATACATGCCGATGGCTCAAAAAGCTATAATTCCAAGCACGGGCGGATAGCTAACGATAAAATGTCCAAAGCAGAGGCAGAAATCTTTTTTGACTCAATCAACTCAAAAATCTTTAAGCATTCAAATGGAGCTTTTTATATTACTTTTTACAGATTGGGTATATGCGATTACTGGAAATCTCTTGAAAAAACCAACCTAAAGGTTCGGGCTTTAATAATTTGGGATAAGGGAAATCACACATTAAGTAATAGCGACTATATGAGCAAATATGAGCCAATCTTTTATGGATGGAATGAGGGACACCATAAATTCTATGGAGGCAATAATGGAACAGATATATGGGAAATCAAAAGAACATCAAAAAATGATTTGCACCCAACAATGAAACCAATAGCTCTGGTAGAAAAAGCCCTGAAAGACGGAAGCAAACCAAAAGAAAGCGTGCTGGATTTATTTTGCGGAAGCGGAACAACCGTAATCGCCGCCGAGCAACTAGGTCGCAAATGTTACGGAATGGAAATCAGCCCCAACTACTGCGATGTAATTGTAAGCGATGGGAAAATCTTACTGGCAAAAAGGCCACGCTTGCCAAATGAATGAGGACTATCCCTCCGCAGTTACCCTAGCCAATGATTACACAAAAAGAACTCCGAGAAAAGTGGGGCATCGATGCGGGGCAGTTGTCTCGAATGGTAAAGCGAGGTATGCCCCTCACTTCCGAGTCAGACGCTCAAAGGTGGAGGCTCGCCAACCAGAAGCGAGTGAGCAAATCACAGATAGCCCGGACACCATCCTCGGCCTCATCAGAGCCATTAAAAGACTCGGATGCCGAGTCATACAAATCGAAAACCTCGCTTGGCAGATTGAATCGAGCGAAGCAAGCCGAGGTAGTTGCTTACTCATTGGTAGCTACGGCGGCAAACAATCAAAACCCAGTCGCTATGAGGGCGGCGGTTCAAGGATGGGGCGAAGCAAAAAAGCGAGTCGCAGAAGCAGAAATGGAACACGCTCGGTGGGAAGAGGTGAGCCGAGTCACAGTTCGGATGGGGGAAGTGCAAGAATGGATAACGAAGTGGCACGGAGCAATCAGATCGCTTCTGGATGCCCTTCCTTCGAGCCTAGCGGCCAGAGCAAACCCATCAGACCCAGAATGTGCAAAGCAAGCCATCCAAGATGGAATCAATCAAATCTTCGTTACCATCCAGAAAGCAGAGGGGGCGTTTAAGTGAATGAATGTTTCCTTATCATCATCGCCACCCTTGGTTTGCTAGGATTGATTCTGCCATACTTTGATGAATGAAACGATCTATGAAAACAAAATACAAACCCACACAAGTCGCCCTAGCATATGCCACCCAGTCTGCACGATGTCACCTATATACACCCAATTATACGGGCATTCCCGATGGCCTTCCGATGAGAGTTGGATGCTTCGACCCAATATATCCCAAAACAAAAGAGGGCGTTGGAAGATTCTGGATGGTTCACTTTCACCACGCAGTAGTAAGGGATGGCGTTGATGCTCTTGCCCTACATAAAAAGCTATTAGATATTTTAGAATATAGAGACTTGTGTTCTTATGATGTTCCATTCGTCACAGAAGCATACGAGTCTGGATGTTCTTACGATGATTCAACGGAGGAGTGGTGAAACGCTCTCCTCTCAAACGCAAAACCCCACTCAAGCGAGGTGGGAAACTACGCCGAGTGTCTGCCAAGAGACGAAAGCAGAACGAGGTCTATTCTGATGTGCGAGAGAAGTTTCTAGGCAACACGCCAGTCTGCCAAGTTTGCCAGAGCAAGATGGCGAGCCAAGTTCACCATAGGCGAGGGAGGTTCGGGGATAGGCTAAACGAGGTGGAGTTTTTCTTGGCGGTTTGCTTTGAGTGCCATCACAAAATCCATATGAACCCAGCGTGGGCGTATGCAAAAGATTATATGGTTAAGAGATGAACCCATTAGTCGAACCAGACATAAAGACAGAATACAACATCATTTCTCTTGGTGCTGGGGTTCAGTCTAGTTGCCTAGCCTTGATGTGTGCGAAGGGGGAAATCTCCCCTATGCCAGACTTTGCTATTTTCTCTGATACGCAAGACGAACCAGAGAGCGTTTATAAATGGCTAGAGCAGTTAAAGGCATTGTTGCCATACCCGGTTTATATAGTAACGGCTGGGAGTCTTTCAAAAGAATCATTAAAAATGAGGGTGACAAAAGATGGCCGCAAGTTCAGCAGAACGAACATTCCATTCTTCACGAAAAGTGCCAAGGGCAAGCTGGGTAAAATCGTGTTTAGGTCTTGCACGGCAGACTTCAAAATCAAGCCGATTATGAAAGAGGCTAGGGCTAGGTGCAAAATTAAGAGGGGGCAAAAACATATTTCAGTAACTCAATACATCGGCATTTCTTGGGACGAGTGGCATCGGTGCAAGCCCTCTAGGGACGCTTGGGCGCAAAGCCGTTGGCCTTTGATTGAAAAGCGAATGACTAGGCAAAGTTGCTTGGAATGGATGGAAAGGAACGGATACCCAAAACCACCAAGATCATCGTGCGTTTATTGCCCCTTTCATTCAAACAAGGAATGGAAGCGATTGAAACAAGAAGAACCAGAGGCATTTCAACGAGCCGTACAATTTGAAAAGGATATGCAACTTGCAAAAAAGAATAGTGAGAATTTTGATTCCACGCCATTTCTCCACAAGTCTTGCGCCCCTATTGAGCAAGTAGATTTTAGGGACGATTTCGATAAGGGGCAGATGGATATTTTTGGTGGCGATCATCCCCATTGTGAAGAAGGGATGTGTGGGGTGTGAACCAGATTGATGAGGCCAAGAACTTCGCTCGCCTTTTGTTTGAGCCAAGGGAACAACTTTCAATTCCAGAGTGGGCAGAGAAAAACCTTACGCTCTCGGCAAGGGTAACGAACATACCCGGAGCTTATTCGACAATCCTCACGCCCTATGTTCGTGAACCCCTAGAGGCTTTTGGCGATGATTCGATTCGGAGAGTTGTGTTGGTCTGGGGAGCGCAGACCTCAAAGACGACAACGATTCTCGCTGGCCTAGCCTACCGAGTAGCAGAACGGCCTTGTCCGGTCTTGTGGGTGATGCCCTCGGAACATCTAGCCCGATCATTTACAGAAACCCGCTGGCTTCCGATGGTGGATGATTGCCCGGCCCTAGCCAAAGAACGGCCAGAAAATACAGACCGAATCAAAATCCTAGAGCAACACTTTAAGCGATGCTCGGTCTGGTGGGCGGGAACAAGTGCCTCGGCTCTTTCTAGTCGCTCGATTGCGTTGCTCTGTATGGATGAGGTGGACAAGTTTCCAGAGCAAGCGGGGTCGGGGAGGGAGGCCAATCCGGTGCAGTTAGCAGAGGCACGAGTTAGCACCTACCCCAATCATTTAATCATAGCAACCAGCACCCCGACAACTGCCGACTCGATAATCTGGGCTGAATGGCAGAAGGGGGATATGCGCTTTTATTTTGTGCCTTGTCCTCATTGTGGATTAAAACAAAAACTAATCTGGGGACAAGTGAAGTGGGATGAAGCGGCCAAGATCGAAGATGGCGTTTATGATTACGCCCTAGTGAAATCCTCGACCTACTATGAGTGCGAGGGATGCAAGGGCAAGATTCAAGACGGCCAGAAAACCAAGATGCTCCGAGAGGGGGAGTGGAGGGCAACCAACCCCAAGGGCGAACCAGCCAGACGCTCGTATCACCTCAACGGCCTATACGCTCCGTGGGTTAGCTTTGGGAGCTTGGCGGTGAAGTTCCTACAAGATAAGCACAGCGGGATTATCGGCCTCCAAGACTTCGTGAACCGAGTCCTAGCAGAACCTTGGATGGAACACGAATCAGAAAAGATGCAGATCGTTCCGGGTGCTTATAAGATGGGCGAGGTAAGGATGGGCGATAAGCTGATTATGAGTTGCGACATTCAAGAGGCTGGGGGCTTCCACGCTTGGTGCGTTGTGAGGGCTTGGGATTTGGAGGGCAAACCAAGGCTCGTGTGGGCTGGTAGGCTAGAAACTTGGGGCGACATAAAGGCAAAACAAGACGAGTTTGGTGTTGAGGATAAGTGCGTCTTAATTGATTCGGGCGATCAAACCCGAGATGTATATTTGAATTGTTGCAAGAACGGCTGGGTTGCGTTGGTCGGCTCGGACAAGACCAGCTTCTCCGAAATCGTGAACGAGCAGAAGGTTCAAAGGCCATACGCTCGAATCGCAAATGGCGACCCCTTCTCTGGTAAGGCAGTTCAATCCAAGGCGGGGTGGAAGTGGAAGCTCTGCCCGATTTGGAGATGGTCGAACCCATCCATCAAAGACATCCTCTCCCAACTATTGAAAGAGGAGGGCTTCATCGCCCTAGATACGCCCGATGTCTGGAAGGTGCATATCGAAGCAGAGGTGAAGGTGAGGGTGAAGAACCCAATGACCGGCAGGGAAAGACTTGTCTGGAAGCAAGTCGGGAAGCATAATCATTTAATGGACTGCGAATGTATGAACATCGTGGGGGCGGCACTCCACGGACGGCTCAAAGTTTCACCCGCAAGTTTGACA